TCAGTCTTTTTTGCCGTCGAGCAGGCTCTCTCTGAAGCCGTCGCTGATAACGGCAAGGTTATCTATATGCATCTTCCCGTTTTTGAATTTGAGCGTGAGCGAATCGGAGTTTCGCTTCATCGAGACAAAATCGGAAATATTAAAGCGCTTCTTTTTGCCGAACATGGTCGAATAGATATATATCCCCTCGCCCGCAGACACGACCTTCTGGTCGAGCTGGCAGAGCATCGCCGCGGCACCGAAAAGCATACAGCCAAAACCCGGAATCGCAACGAAGAACTTCCCGACAGCGAGCATTGCGATGCAGACGGCGGCGCCGGCAATATAGACAGCCATGCCGAAGAAGAAAAGCCATCTTGGAATATGTACGGCATATTTTGCATCACCGGGATCGCGCACTATATGGACGATAAAATATATCAGCAGAGCCGCAGAAACGACAGCGGCGACAAAAGCATAAATCATTCCGACTCTCCTTAAAAGATATTGAGATTCCTGAGCACGAATATCATAGAGATGACCCATGCCGCATCGACAATATATGAAATTATCGTCAGAACTTTCGATGACTTAGCACCGACCGCAATACCTACGACTCGGAGCACGAAGAACAATATTATCGCCACGGCACTCGCTATCAAAAATCCGAGCATCACCGACGCGCTGACAAAATTCGGTTTTGCGGCGTTGATTATCTGAACAATAAAAAATGCGACTGCGCCGACTATGTCAACAATAGCCGATATATTTGTTATTTTTGGCAGAACTTTGTTTTTCATATTTACGAGACCCGAAGTCTCCCTCACTCCTTTGAATCGGTTACGGGAAAATTCTATCACATAAATGCGATTTAATCAACAGCGGACAGAAAAAAGCGGCGAAATTTACCGCCGCGCATGGTTAGCATACATTAATTATATTTAACTATATTCGCCTGTATCGGCTCTCCCCTGCCGAACGAGGCGGCATTTTCAAACGTGGTCTCGCTTATCGACTCAAGCGCCTCGCGGGTCAAAAAGCCCTGGTGCGAGGTGATTATAACATTCGGAAACGACAGAAGGCGCGCCGTGACGGAGGTTTCGAGTATATCGTCCTCGCGGTTTTCAAAAACGTTGTGCGTCTCCTCCTCATACACATCGAGCCCAACGCCCATAAATTTATGCTGTCTTATACCTTTTATAAGATCGGGCGTGCTTATCAGCGCGCCGCGCGAAGTGTTGACGAGGATAACGCCGTCCTTCATCCGCTCTATTGCGTCGATATTTATCATATGATAGGTCTCCTCGGTCAGCGGGCAATGGAGAGATATAAGATCGCTTTCGCCGAGAAGTTCATCGAGTTCGACATATCGAACGAAGTCGAGCGAGGAGTTCCGATACTTATCATAGGCGATAACATTCATCCCGAGTCCGCGGCAGGCGCGCGCAAACGACGCGCCTATCTTTCCCGTGCCGACAACTCCTGCCGTCTTTCCGCAGAAGTTGACCCCGGTCAGTCCCATGAGGCTGAAATTGTTCTCGCGCGCTTTTATATAAGCCTTGTGTATGCGGCGATTGACGGCGAACGCGAGCGCGAGGGCGTGCTCGGCTATTGCCTCGGGCGAATACCCCGGCACGCGCATAACGGAGATACCGTGCTCCTGCGCCGCCGGAAGATCGACATTGTTATACCCGGCGCAGCGCATGAGAATGAGCCTGACCCCGTTCTCGGCGAGGATATCCACCACCCGCCTGCCGACATCGGACGCGACGAACAGGCACACGGCGTCATAGCCTTTCGAGAGCGGCGCGGTGCGATAGGAGATATCCGTCTTGAGATAGTCTATTTCAATGTCGGAATATTTGCCTGCAAGCTTTTCGAACGCCTCGCGGTCATACGGCTTTGTATCATAAAAAAGTATCTTCATAGAATGCGCCTCCGGCAGTTTTCTCTGAATAGTATCTGCCGGTCGGGAATGAATATTCGGGTTAAATAAGCACAATTTATCATAAAGAGTGAAAACAATGGGAAGAAAATACAAAAAAGGCTTGACTTTTTCGAGCAAATATTATATGATAATCAAGCTGATTTGCGGATACAGCTTCCGCACAGCGAAAAGGATATGATCCATTAGCTCAGTCGGTAGAGCACTTGACTTTTAATCAAGGTGTCCGGAGTTCGAATCTCCGATGGATCACCAAAGAGGAAGTCTTGAAGTCGTTGTGTATCAACGATTTCAAGGCTTTTTTCATTTCTATTGCAATGTACCCTAAAATAGAATCCGTAGTAACCCTGTAGTAACAGTCGATTTTTACCTGAGCAAACATTGCTTGATTTTTAAATCATATCATGCTATAATGCAATAAAGAGCCTCCGGCTCTATATCCTATTTCTTGTGGCTCTCGGTCAGACCGAGAGCTGCGTTCTTTATAAAGCAAAAAGCCGGGCAGAGGAAAATCCCCGCCCGGTCGTTTTTTAGTCGCAAGTTGTAAGCAAGTTGGTTTCAAAACGCACGCAAAACGCACGCAAAACGCACGCCGAACGCACGCCGAACGCACGCAAGTTAAATCATGCCGAGAAGCTTGAGCACCGCCACGATGATACCCGCGCCGTGAAGCCCCAGCTGATTAAGCAGATTAAAAATGATAGCTGTTATCATATATTATACCTCCGTAAGGTTTGAAACCGCTACCCACGACGATATGTCGCTGAGCAATGCTTCTTTTACGCCTTTGTTTGTCTGTATTTTTGATACCTTGTGTTTTGTCGGTGCAAGCTGAGCAGCGGGAACAAGCTTTCCTCTCGTGCCGCTCAAACCTCCGTAAACTGCGCCCTTTTTGATAGTAACCGTGCTGCCGACGGCGATTCCTTTTTTAGCAGCCGATACGATGGTTATATCCTTGAGATATACCCAGCTGCTGATTTCTCTCAGCAGTGCCTTATTGTCCTGTATCTTGCTCACGGTATGTTTGCGCAGCTTTACCCAAGCAGGAATACGCTGCCCGATTGCATAGATACTTCCGGTTATTTTCACTTTATCACCGACAGCAATTTTCGATGTTGCCATCGGTTTCTTCTGCGGAGCACTCGCACTCGCGTAGGTTATCCACGGACACTTTCCCCAATGCACCCACGGTCGACTGTGCAGAGCTGTTCTCACAACACCTCCGCCGCAGCTCACGGTGCATTCTATTACATATCCGTTGCCTTCATAGATCCCGACATGGCCGTCCATGAACACGAGAATACCGGGGATTTCGGGGAGTTTGCCTATGTTTCCGTGCTCAACGCACCTTGAAAGCATACCGTTAGCAGACACATCCTGCGCGGCATTATATTTCGGCGCGGCTGTAGCGCTGTCGCTCCACAGGTAGCCTTTTATCAAACCGACACAGTCGTGCACGCGCTTGCCGATATCTTTCTTGCACGCCGCATATCTGGCGCTTGTATAAAAAGACGGATACTGCTTGCGCTTCGAGTCAAGCAGCGTCTGTGTGCCGACCTGCCCAAAGGTGCCGTACCAATACGGATTGCCGATGTTCGCTTTTGCGTATGCCACGAGCCCTGTATTAGTCTTTGCCATTTTCAGCACCCTCCTTTTTCTTAAGCTGCTTATTGATTTCCGCAACCGCCGCTTCGATAAGCATGTCCATCTCGATATCAGATATTGATATGCCTTTCTCATTGAGCATTTCAACGATGTTTTCCTTGACCTTCGCAAGCTTTTCTTCGCCGTGTAAATCTTTATACAGCTGCTCCGCTGCGTTGACACAAGTTTTCACGACCGACTCTTTAGTCTTGTCGGCGGAAAGCTTCGAAAGAATCTGCTTTATCGCGATTCCGATGAAGCCGAGCACCGCCGTTAAAACGGTGTAGATCAATGTCATACCGTACTCCGACCAAAATTCTGCAAACATAAATGTGACCTCCTTATTTTTCGCTCATACGGCTCTCCAAGCCGTCTATCCGATGGTGTGCTTGTTTCGCGGACGATTCAACAGAACTCAGTCTTTCAACGACTTCCCTTATGCTGTCATCCTGCTTTTCCTGCTTTCGTTTGATGTCATCGACGCCGCTTTTTATGTACCCCAGCTCAGTCAAAACAACACCGTCTTTCTTGCCTTCGTCGCGGTTGTCACCTTTGTTGTTCCGCTTATAGGCTTGATACCCAAAGATAATGGCGCACACCGTCCCGCATGCACCTATTGCGGCTAAAAAAACTTCCCACACGCTCATCCCGTCACCTCCTCGAAGTAAATGCCCACAAGCTGCGACGGCAGATAGTGCATGACCGTGCCCTCGCCGCCGCTGTCGTCTCTTGTGCATCTGTAAATTTTGCCGCCGTCGATATAGTACTTGTCTTTAAAATACCGCATACCCTCGGTGGCGGTTATCGGATTTTCTATCGTGCCGTCTTCGCCTACCGTCACGCGCTCCCAGTGCGCTGGGGTTACGCTCGGACGCCATGTGGGATTGGCGGATATCGCGTTGTAGCAGCGATAAAGCTTACCGCCGTCGCGCACCCTGTCGCCGATAGAATAATCTTTTTCGCCGCTCCACGGTTCAAATAGGCTGATACTTGTCAGAGCTTCGGCGTTTGTCAGCTTCGCGGCGGCTCTTGTTATCATCTCGCGGAAGCGTTTTGCCTGCGTCCGTGTCATATATCCGCACCCCCTGTGATAATATTCAGCGCCTCGTCAGCCGATATGTCCTCGGGCGGCTCGGCGGCTGTCCAGATTTGCTTTATCTGGGATTCAGTCTCCGTCCACGACTCGGTGTAATACCCGCCGTCGGACGGATAATCCGCCGTGATTATCGGCTTGTATCCGTAGTGCAAAAGCAATGCGGGGTCGTTGGTAAAAACATCGCCCTCGTTTGTTTTTATCGGTCTCGGCGTGCCTCTAAGCTCGCCGCCGACCAGTTTTCCGTATATCATATTTTCACCCCCATGTGAAGCTGCCCGCGCCCTGATTATATAGCGCCGTTTTGCCTATAAGGTCATAAAGACACGGCACACCGTTTGCATCGAGACACGGGACAAGCCGCTGTGCATCGCCGTCGGTGTAGCTATATAACCGCATAACAGCTTTATTGTTCGTCCAGTTGTTGTTGCCGACGTCAAATATCAGTCCGTTTGTCGGCGTCTCGAAGTCGGCGACATCGCTCCAAGATTTTTTTAAAATATCATTGACCCACACGCCGGCTTTGTTTATTTGGATTTTTGTTCGTTCCAATGATGAAGCCACCGAAAAACGGTGCTTTTGATATTCGGAAAAGTCGCCGGAGAAAACAATCGGATTTTTGTTTTGAAACAGCGTAAGATTATTTTTCAACGCGCTCTGGCGCGACCCGAATATGCCCGCGTCCCTGTATATTTCACCGACTATGCTGAAATCTATGGTGATATCAGAATCCTGCGTCAACTTGCGCCCGGTGTCGATATACTGGCTGCCCGAGGACTGCAAAAAGCTCACGGGAGTAAAGTCATCCGGCAGACCTTCGATATGCCGCGCGGCACGCGAAAAAAGTTCTCTTCTTCGTCCCATCAAGTGCCGTCACCGACCTTCTGCGCCGCCAAAATTTTGTCTTTGAAGCTCAGCTCCCATGTCTCGCCGTTTTTGAAATCCGGCGCAGTGCCGATATATCCGGTGCCCGCGGGTAGAGTGACCGTTATATCGCCGCTCGCCGCGAAGTTCAGGCGCATCCAGCACTCGAAGTTGCCTGTAGGATATGTCAGTGTTAAGGTCGTGACATCGGTGAGGCGGTACTCGGTGTTGTCGGCAAGGGCTATATTTGAGCCTGTGGAGACTTTTGTCGAGACTGCCTGCGGGGTATAACCGAGCGCGGAGATAACGCCGTTTTTTGTGACGGATATATCGGAACCATTATATTGCAGTTTTCCGTTTGAATCGGAGAGCTTGTCAAGAACGTCTTTATTAGTGTGAGTATGCCCAGACTTTTTTACAAGCTCATCGAGTGCCCCTCCGACTGTCGACATGTTCGGTAATGCGTCATTTGAATAACTAATAAAATCCGCACCGATTTGACCAACTATGAATTGCCATCTAGCTTGGTTTTCTCCGACCTTCTGTACAAATGAAAGTATAGCTTGACCAAGCAGAAATGTGGCAAAATAATAGTTGCTACCGTTAAAGCCTTGAACAATAGGTATATCCCAAGATAGATTGTTGTCTGTATCAGTGGCTATCACAACAACTCTTTTTTCGTCGGCAACTGCTGCGTCAATTTGCTCAACTGTTGTGCTGCAAGACGTGACCGTATACTTACCATTGTCGTCGCTTGTGACCGTCATTTTGATTATGAAGTCGGATGCGCCGCCACCTATAACCTTGCCATCGTACAGCAGCGTGCCGGTATCATCGGCGGTCAACAGGTCAATGACCGACTTGTTATCATGGCCGTGCCGTGCGGCGGTGTTAAGAGCTATCTCGGCGGCGAGGCTGTGCGAGAGCCGCTCTGTGCCGTCCGGGATTGACACCTTTGCAGAGCCTGTTATCATAGGCGCATAGCCGACTATCTCGCCGTCCGCAAAGGCGACAAGCTGCGCTGCCATGTTGCCCGGTTCGGGCACAACATCGCTTGTAATTTTAACCGCCACATAGCCGTCCACAGGAGTCAACAGCCCGGTTTGCAGATACTCGCCGACCGTCGACTCAAAGTAGACTCTGTAGCTGTCCGCGCCCTCGAGCTCGGCGGGAACGGGTAGCGACAACTCCGTGAAGTTGTTCTCCGCTCGATATCCAACGTCATAACCGCGCGGGTGAGCATAATCAATCGTTATCGTAGTTGTCCGCATCGTCTACCGCCTCCTCTTCCTGCAACATTTCATTGAGCATCTCTATTTTACCGAGCTGTTTGATAAGCTCGGTACGGACATATTCCAGTCGACTCGTCAGCTGTTTTGTCTCCTGTTCAAGCTGCCTTGCCGTTTCTCTGGCTGTACCGAGTTTTTTTCCGAGTTCAGTTTTTATCATATTAGACTTACCTCCTTACGCAAGTTTTTTGTAAATACCGTTGCCGTTAAACTCCGCATACAAACCGGTGTTGTCAACAAACAGTCGTCCAGTGTACCCGCCACCGGATTTAAGTTCAAGGCTCATGCCCGCTCCACCGCTACCGCTTGAGTAGATGTTGATTCGCGCCGGGATTGTGCCTTTTGAGTTATTAGCAAGCTGCATAAACGCTTTTGCTTCGTTTGTCGCACCTATTTCCGCACTTATATCCGTTGACCTGAATGGGGCGTGAGATATAAAACCTATACTTTCGCCGTTACTGTCAACAGTCATTATCTCGTTGACCTCGACACACTGTCTAAACCGCGCTCTTGCCTTTTCGATAAGCGCATAATCGGTCTGCCAATGTATTATTCCGGTTTTGTTCTCGTCGCTTTCGCCGAATCTAAAGCCTTTTGTGTTTATCCCATCAATGCTTGGCAACGGCGACGCAAATGTCGCGTAATAGTAGTTGTCCACCATTGCGTCAGTAACAGTCAAATAATTGTAATTTGTACCCGTCGCCATATTTGTGGCGTAGTACATTTGCAGATATCCGCCCGACAAGTCGGTTTTAAATGCATCGCTCTCTATCGACAGGCTACCGCCGTCAAGGTTTATATCGCCGCCCGTAATGTCAACATCAGACGCGATAATCTTGCCGGTGTCTAAGTTAAAGGAAAACTTTCCCGTAGGCGACGAAAGAATATCAGTCGTGATATAGCTTGCGGATATCTTGTTCGCAGCGATGCTGCGTATGACCGCGTCACCGTCTTTTGATACACCGTACTCCCAGTTCGGGGATCCGTTGTTCCAACCGTTATTAGTCCAGGCATAACCACCGGCGTTGCGGCAGTAGATGGTGTTGCTCCCCTCAAGCGTAGGCTTGTCGTGGTAATAAGTAATTACCGCGCCGTTGCCGTCCGCTTTCCGCGTGACATATAAGCCCATGCTGTTCGCGATGGTCTCGTTCAGCGCAAGGGTCGCCTGCTCAAAGTCGTTGATTTGCGCCGCCTGTTGAGCGCGGGTCTGCTCGAGTACTGCCTGCTGCTTCGGTGTAAACGCGCCCATTGTGGCATATCCCGACTGCGTCGCCGTTTCGCCCTTGCCCTCAAGCTTCGTGCAGCGGTTCTGTGACTGCCACTTGACATTTGTCAACACGACTTTCTTCGTCCCCTGAGCCGTCTCAAAGTTCATCACATCGAGCGGTCTGAGGTGCGGGAAAGAGTGCGTAGTGCAGGACATAGGCGTGTATGTAAGGCTGCATCGTGCAGTCTTTAATTCCGTTGCCAGTGTGTCGAGGTTCATATCGCTCTGGGCAAGGAGATTGCCCTCGATATTAAAGGCATAGTCCTTTGTGCCCGCGAGGTATTCGGTCTTGTTCTCGTCGTTTCCGACAATACGCACACCGGAAAACACGATATTATTTTCGGCAAAGTCGGTATTGCCGGAAGTAAAACGGTCCGAAGCTTTTATCACCGTGTGCTTGGCATTTGTCGCATACCACCCGCCTGTCAGCTTGCCGTCATAGTCAATATACAAGCTCACGCCCATGAGCTCCGCAGCCCAGACAAGCACCTGACGATAGGTCAGGTTGTCCGCCTCCGGGCGTTTCGGTATCGACACACCCCGATGCAAAGTGTTCGTCGGAAGCTTCTGCGACACCCCGCACTTTGTGCAGGCATCGGCGACTATCTGATACAGCGTTGCAGGATAGGCAAGCTCAGTATCATAGGCTCGGTTGAACTTCGCCATGCGGTCATAAGCCGTTATTTTAATACTCCTGAGCTTGCGGGGAGGACTGTCCACCGTATAATAGCCAATAGGCACGGTCTCCGTTGTCGAGCCCGTGGAAAAGCTCGTGGTAACATACAGCTGTGCGCCCTCGAACACCTTATCGTCAAACGTGCCGTCGGTATTCTCAAGAGTAAAACTCAGCTCTGACATACACGCCGAGCCCAAATCAAGCTTGCCGCCCGTGACACTCGACCAGTCCACCGTTACCGCGCCGATAATGTCTTTGTCGGTGATATTAAATGCCGTGCCTTTGGTAGGCGTACAGAGGATATTGACAGACTGCACCACATCCTCTCGCAGAGCCGCAAGCCCGGCAGAAGTTATTGGATACATAACATCACCCCTTTCGCGCCACGATTTTAAAGGTCACATTGTCAACAACATTCAGACTGCTGTTGTATAGCGGCGCACTTCTGTTGCCGACATAAAACTCTTTTGTCACATATCCGCCTTCGAGCATATTTAAGTATTTGACCGTTATATACTCCGGATTGAACATTTTCAGAATCTTGCTCGCGTTCGCTATGGACAACCCGGAATATTTAAGCGTTACCGCGTCGGTCTGTCCTATGCGCTTTTTGTGCATGACGACATCTTCGGTACGCCCCGCGTCGCTGGCCGAAGCGTCCTCGAGTTCCCATTTATATCCGTCCTCCGAGTCAGGATATACCGGCATAGTTACGCCATCCACGGTAGCTATCGGATTGTCGCCGGGATTAAAAGCGGTTGCCACTGCTGTTCCACCTTCTTTCTTGACATAAAAAATGAAATATGATAAATTAAAAAGAAAAAGGAGAAAAATAATATGGATAATGTTCTTTTTGGACTTGGTCTTTTGTCTGCGATAGGCGTAATCGCCTTTTTAGTAATTGCAGTTGTGCGGATTTTCAAGAAGAAACCCCGCAAGAATTTTGTCGTTGCAGCTTTGATTTGCTTTGTTGCATCTAATGTGTTTATTTTTTGTGGGGCGCAAACCAACTACAACAACATGACCCCCGAAGAGAGATCTGAATATGATTCAAAGCTTGCCGCCGAATCACAACTTAAAGAAGAAAAGAAAGCAAGCAAAGATAAAAGCAAGGACAAAAACAAGACGAGCGAGCCGCCGATGACAGAAGCCGCTGCGTCGCAAAATATTGGCGACGTCTCAGTCCAAGCACTTAAGCTCTATGCTGACCTCTCGGATGAACAGGCTCAAAAAGTTATAAACGACTTTAAAAAAGTGGGAATTTCCACTCCGATTTACTTTGAATCATTATCATCAAACTCGACAGATAAAAGCTTTAAGTTTTCGAACGATAAGATATCCGGAACGCTTGTCGTTTCCAATGGAAAGACGAGTTACATTTCGAGCGGCGGAGTCGAGCTGTTCAACTCCAAAAAAGGCGGAGCCCTCGCAAACATTGAAGATTACTATCTCAGTTCCTACGAGTCAAATTATTACAAGGGCATGGCAGAACAACATGTTAAGCAATACCTCAAGACTCCATCAGCCGCGTCGTTCCCCAACCTCACGGATACAAGCGCATGGATTGTATCGCGCTATAAAGACACTGTTACGGTCAGCGCGTGGGTTGACTCACAAAACTCCTACGGCGCACAGTTACGCAGCGATTTTGTAATTCAGATGTCTTACGCTTCACAAGGAACAAGTCTTACATATGCGGAAATTGAAGATAAAGTTCTCTACGGTTCCTTTGTTTCATATTGAAAGCAGCCCCTTTCAGAGGGGCTGCTTTTTATATGTCGCATGGAATAACTGTTCTTCCGCTCTTTTGATTATATCTCTGAACAGCGGTTACTATAGCCTCTCCTTTTATCGTACCGTCAGGAAGCACGACCTGTATATGCCAGTCGCCGCCATCACTGCCGCGGCTTTCTTCCTTGACGACCTTTCGCAGCAAGCTCTCCGGCGTTTCGATATTCGTGCCGTTTTTCTGGTCGCCGAGCATCGCAATAAACTCTCTGTTCGGCGGAATTACCGCACCCGTTGCAAGCTTTGGAATTTGAGGTATCGATATATCGCGCAGATCAGCAAATGGCGACAAGCCGAGTATATTTGCATTTCTCAGCTTATCGATTGACTTGTTTATGGCATTAAACGGTATTGCAACAACTTTGTTTATACCCCCGATTATTGCATTAACAACAGTTTTAAATGCTGCAGTTATGCCCTCTTTGATGCCGTCAAAAATTTTTCCGCCTACACTGAAAACATTTTTAACTGCTGTCCACGCTTGTGTAAATTTATCCTTAAACCAATTTACAACAGGGGAAAAAGCCGTTTTAACACCCTCCCAGGCGTCCTTCGCCTTTGATTTCAAGCTTTCCCACATTCCGTCGAAGAAGTTGGAAACTGGGTCAATTACGGTTTCTTTAAACCATGATCCCACTTTGTCCCAAGCCGCTTTTACAATTTCCCAACAACCCTTTGCTATAACGCCGATATCGTAGAAAACATCGTCGAATGTCTGTTTTACGCTACCGAACAAAGTTCCAAACCATTCAGTAGCAGGAGAAAAGACATCTTTGATTTTATCCCATGTTTTTGAAAACGTTTCTTTTATCGGTTCGGAGACATTACTCTTGAACCATTCGCCCAAAGACGCCCATTTTTCTTTTATCCAGTCATACGCCTTTTTAGCAGCCGCTTTCACTTCGTCCCAATAGACTATCAGCAAAACCACCGCCGCAATTGCCACAGCTACCGCGGCAACCACAGCAACACCTACAGCAGTCGCAGCTCCGGCACTTGCGCCAAGCGCGGTACCTAATGCAGTAAAAACACCTTTGATGCTCGCGCCTATTGTAGACAGCTTGCTCACGAACTTTAAAGACTTAAAAGCGGAAACAATTCCCCCGAGGTCTTTTATCTTTTTGAAAAGCTTGGCACCTTCAAAAATAAGCAGGAACGAACCTATTGCAGTACCGGCTCCGATAAACGCCGGTTCCCATTTTTCAAGCTCTTCTCTGACCTTCTTGAATTTCTGCTTCAGCTCTTCGGCACGCTCCGCAAGCTTCGGGTCAATAACACTGTCAGCATTGGAAAATGGGCTCTTAAAATTGTTTCCCCCGCTCGATACCGTTGTGCTGCTTCCGCCGCTGCCACTATCAGATCCGGTATCCGGCGTTCCGAGACGATTGATTTCATCGATGCCGAGCAAAGCGTTCTTATAATCCTTCGCCTTTTTCGCCGCACTGCCGAGGTTTGTGGACACTTGCTGTGTGCTATTGGCAAGCTTGGCGGTGTTTGACGATGTCCGGCTCGTTGCACTCGACGTGCCGAACAATATAGCCATAACTTGCCCGGCTTTTTCGGCGAGAGCGGTCAATCTTTCAAGCAACGCCGTGACATGCGGAATACACTGCTGCAAAGCCGGCGCAAACATTGACCCGAGCGCACTCGACAACATTTTTGTCTGTGCTTTCAGAGCAGCCTGCGCTCCTGCGAGGGTGTTCGAATATTTCGCAGCATCCCCGGTCTGGAATGCCGTCTCCCGCATGAGGCCCTGTGTCGTTGCTATGCGCTTTTCTGCGTCAGTCAGCGTTGCTGCAGTCTTGCCTATCGATGCCGCATATTCATCCCATATAACGGACAGATTTTTTGTAACACCGGCATTGTCGACAAGAATGCTGTTTTCGTTTTTGATACCTTCGGCTGCGCTCTTTATAGCTTCGCCCATCGTCATACTGCCCTGGCGGTTAAACGCCGCCGAGTCTTTTAAGTTGGTCAATATGGACTGTGTCTGCTCATCGGAATATCCTGCCGCCGCGAGGCTCTTATACGCAGTGTAAGCGTCCATCATCGGGATAAGACCGTCTTTGGTATACGATTTAAGCCACGCTTTCGCGGCGTTCAGGTCTTTTCCCTGCGCGGTCAATATGCTCGACAAGCCCATCTGCGCAGCTTCATTTTCCGCATATGCGTCCGTCAGCTTCTTGACTTCGCTTACTACCTTCTGTATAGCCGCAACGGCAGCGGTCGTTTTTATGCCTGTAAAAAGCTTTCCGACACCCGCTCCCGTGCGCGTTGCCTGCTGTTCAAGCGACCCCAGTCTCTTGTTCGCCTTATCAATCTTGGCGTTAAAGTCCTTGGTGTTTGCTGTAATCAGCACTTGCAGTTCTTCAACTGTCATTTTTTCTCACCTGCCCTGTGCCTTGCGGCGTTCTTTGATTTGGCATAAGCGGACATCCGAGCTTTGATTACCGTCCACCCGGTTTGCTGCATGCCGAAAGCTGACGGGAACGCCTTTTCAAGCGTAGGATATTTTTTCGGGTCGTTAAACGCGAAAGAATCAAGCTGCCCGAGATTCCATATCAGCTGTAACTGCCATTTACGCCGCTCGTTTTCTGCCTTTTGCCTTGCGGATATAAGGTCCTCAACCTCTCCGGCCGACATGCTCCAGAATTCGTCCGGGGTTATCCCGACCGCAAAAGCGCGAGGTTTGAGATCCGCGACCCACTCGGTCGCCGAGGAGAAGATTACTCTATCTCCTGCTCCTCGTCCTCCCGCTCCATGTCCGCTATCTGTTCCGGTGTAAAAAAACCGGACACCTTCATAATGCCGAGGAATGTGTCCGCTCTGTCCTCGAGGGTAAAGCCCTCGGCTTCAAGCGCATCGATGAGCTCATATGTCTTGGGGAGCGTCATATTCGCCTGGTATTTCTGCAGCGCGCCCCAGAGGGTCACTGCAAAGACCTTGGTGTATGCCAGCTTGTCAAGAGCTTCAAGCAGGCTGCAGCCTATACGGTCTTCCACTTCGATTTTTGTCGCCGTCGTGAGCTTGAGCTTGTACTCCTTCTCGCCGGCGGTCAATCTATAAAAAGGTGCATTACACGCAGTAAGCATATTTGTTGTCTCCTTATTTTAAATTTTCGGCGGAGTTTCCCCCGCCGATGTGTTCTTTAGCCGCCGGACGAGGTATATTCCTCTATATCCGACGATGGAGTGATTTTTGTAGTAAAGGTCAGCGCCTCTGCGACGCCCTTTCCGGGCATCGAAAGTGACACTCTGCCTGTCCATGTGAAACCGGAACCGTCCGGGAACAGCAGAATAAAGGTCTTGTCTGCATCCTTAGCTCCCTTGAGGGTCGCCCAGTTCGTGCCGGTCTTCATACCCTCATAGCCGAAAGTAAACGCCATATCCCCGGGGTCGGAAAGCCCGGGCTTATACTTTCTCTGCGTGTCCTTCATCGTGGTCACGTCGATTTTGTCCGATTCGCCGAGCATATCGGGAAAATCAAGCAGACCGGGAACTTCAGCTGCCGCTTCTGCGCTCGCGCCCATTTTCAGAATCACGCCTATAGAAGTCTGATAATCTTCCATTTGTACTTACCTCCTTATTAACTGCGGTAAAACCGCTTCGTGTTGTTGTCGTAGACTCCGTTATAAAGCAGGACGGTGCGGTATAACACCGTACCGTCCTCCTGTTCGTCCTCAAGGTGGTTAGGACAGCCGCGAAGCAGGCCGAGGCGGAGCATCGCATCGTCGACTTGCCTCTCGACCTCGTTCCTGCCCTCCGGCGTAGCCATCCACACTTGAATCTGCACGGCGATCCGGGAAAAATGATCCGGACGCGAAGAGGATGGCATTTTAACGGAGTTATCCATCTGCTTTATCAAACCGTGCCGTTCAAAACTCTGCGGATATTCCGCAGACCATTTCACGCCCGGTACAGCGAGTGAAAGCACATCATAAGTCACCTGTTCGATATCAACCATTTTTCTGACCGCCTTTACGATTTATTTCCTGTTGTATCGCGCGCTTATAGCACTCGAGTATTGCTTCGCGATTGTTTATAAGCGCAGGATAGAGATACGGCTGCGCCTTTTGTCCGCTTATCATTCGCCAGCCGACACCAGGGATTTTGCCGCGCCACTTGTCCGCCTTGTAATGAATCCCGCCCGGGAGCTCATAAGTATATGTGCCGTTACCTTTAGGACCCGTACCGAATTCCACATAGGCGGCGTATTCAACATTGGTCAATACGCTGCCGATATGCTTGCTGCCCTCGCGCTTGTAGTCGGTATGCAGCGACGCGCGCAAGTTGCCGTTATCTACTGGACACAACTCTTTTGCGCTGTTGTTGACTATTCGCGCCGCCTCGCGCGTGCCGTTTGAAATAGCGGTATCAGTGCCGCCGAGCTTTGCGAGCTTTTTCGCCAGCTCGCCGAGCCCCTTAACTTCAATACTCATCGGCTCACCGCCTTGCAAAGATACAGCGTGTGGCTGTCGTGCGGCTGGATCTCGGTGATTCGGTAATAAGCGCCACCGTATTTCACATAGTCGCCCTTCTCGACAGCGAGCGTATCGGATGTTGAAAAGGTGGCGTCTTTGTTGCACTGCAGCCCCCATTCCTGCGCCTGCATAGCGTCGGTAACAAGCCGGAAGTTGACAGTAAAAGAGCCCGCAGGCGTTTCTGCGGGCTTCACTGTTTCACTGCCGAGCGTTCCTGTCTGTTTGACGGCTTTATAATGCTCGACTGCTTTGTCTTGAAATACGGCGCGCTGTGCGCGTCTGAAGGCGTCGGGGATCTTCACCAGAAAAGCCTCCTCCACTCGTTGAGCATCACCTTTTCGCTGTCGCTCAGTTCCGCCGTTGTGGCGAGGTCTGAGTCGCTGTGCTTAAAGCTCACGCTCTGGTCGCCGTCCGTTATGCTTGCAACGGTCTGCGCCGCATCGGTAGAGCCCGGCTGCTGCGTGCGGTAACGCTGCGCGGCTATCTCTGCCACAAGCAGATCAAGACCGGGGACAAGCTCATGCCGCTTGGTATATCGCAATACCTTGGACTCGACGCTATCCAGCAGATACCGGGCAGCCGGCAGCGACATTTCCTTACCCAACATCACGCGCATCCGGGCTATGAGGTCGGCCTTGTTCTGCTCCGTCATATCAGCCCACCAGCCTTGCAGTCATGTCGCTGTCAAGGGTCTTGACGCCGTACAGGATATCGAAGCTGACGCGGTCGGTCTTGTGCTTGATGTCGTAGTCATATACGACTCTGATAGCAAGACCGTTCCTGCTCGAGGCAATAGCCGCATTATTCGCGCCCATAGGCAGCTCAAGCTGACGAGTGACGAGTGCAAGGCCGTTGCGGTGGAATGCGAGGGAGTGGGTCGTTTTGACGAGATACACCTTGACCGCCGCGTCCGAGGCAATAGTGCGGTGGATAGGCTGATCTATCGCGACCTCGGCGACCGCGCCGCTTGCGGCAGTTGCATCGGCGGCAAATCTGTAAAGATAGCCGTCGAGGATAAAGCCGTCGCCCTTTTTAAAGGTGCCGGTCGTCGCAGTGACATCCGAGAGTGCGACCTTAGTCTCGCCGGCGGTGCAGGAGACCTTTGCAGCGGTCGCAGTGCCCGCAGTTGCCGCGAGGGTATCGGGGGCATTCTGCGACATATAGGTGTCAAGACCATAAATAGAGCCGAGCTCCGCCGAACGCAGGGCGTCGGAGTTGCCCGCGTATGCGACCTTTGAGAGGTTCTCCGTGGTCAGATAGCGATACTTGTGCGTCGGGTTGACGAGCAGTCTGCGCTGCTGTATCGGCACGCCCTTGAGGTCAAATGCCTTGGCAATGTTGGCAATGTCCTTGAGGTCGGCCGCGTTCGCGGTGCCGCTCACGGTGTTGCCGGCGTTTGCGATGCCTTCGGCGATAATATCGCTGTCGATGGCCTGGGATATGGCCTGCACCGCAGGAGATATGATCTGCTCAGAAAATGACTTGATGTCGAGGGTCATTTCCTTGGAAGTGACCGGAACGGTGACATCGCGGAAATGGTCAAGGGTCACCTTGACGCTGCCCTCGTTCACATTCTGGTCTACGGTCTCGCCGACGAAGTTCTTCGCGGAAAACTTCGCGGGCTTGCGGATGGTGATAGTATCACCGACGTGTGCGAACTCCTTGGAATAGTCCTTGTGGACAAGGTCGGCAGCAACGAGATTGTTCTCGAGCACCATAAGAGCCTCGTTCGCGACTATCTGAGGAGTCAGAAATTTGTTTGACATTTGTTAAATCCTCCGTTTTTACTGATTTTTGCGCCAATTCACATAATCGGCATAGTTCTCGGGGGCTTCGCCCGGTTCGGGGTCTCCGCCGCCGTGGTCGGGGTCTCCGCCCCTCTGTCTGGTTTCGACTTTGTCAAAAAGATAGGCGTCGCTTTCCCTGATTGCTTTGAGCTGATCGTCAAAGCCCTCGAGCTTGCCGTCTTTGTCGAGTTTCACACTGCCGGGTGTTATCAAGGCTTTTATAGCTCTTGCGTTCTTGCCTTTGGCGGCTGTAATAGCGGCATCGATAGCGGAGTCAAGTTTCATGGCAGCGATATCGCTGTCATACTTAGCCTTAGCCTGCTTGTTCTCGTTCTGCAGCTGTGTAATCGTAGCTTGCAGCCCGGCGGTATCAACCTTTTTGAGCTCTTCAAGCTGACTGTCCCGCTCTGCTATCTGACCCTCAAGGTTCTTGACCTTGTCGGACTCGGCGCGAAAATCTGCTTTTGAAACAAAGTTCTTGCCGATATAGCTCGCTATCTTCTTGTCGATGTCCTCGGTGTGTGCGTCGCCTAAAATGTCTTTAAGCCAGTCCATGTCTGTCCTTTCCCGCGCTCCCTTTTTACTTGGCCAGTCCCAATACTGCGCGACACCATTTTGCTCCGGGTGGCGGATAAATTTGGATATAAAAACAGCGCTTTGCATTTGACTGCAAAACGCTGTAATTATTATGTTGTGATATGACAAAACCGCCTCGCTTTAGCTTGGCGGCTCGTTATTTATTATTGATCCTCTTCATCAAGAGTATCTTTTCCGAAAGCCTTTATATAGCTCTCGGTGAGGTATTTTATGATAATCGGGGCTTCTTCCTCGTCCAGTATTCCGTCGAGGCGACCTTTGAGCAAATCCTCATAGTAGAGATAGAGCTCATCGCTCATAGCTTCGCTGAGATCGTTGTTGTCCACTTCCCACTTTATCAGCGGGAGCACCGCGTTAAGGCGTTCGGCTTCTTCAAGGATATCCTGATCGAACTCCGAAAGATATGAATTTTCGAGAAGTCTTCCCGTTATTGGCGGTATACTCGTAATCACACGACTTTCAAAAATTTCTGTTGCGCCCTGATAATCAAGGTCGTATTTCATCTTTTTCTCACCCTTTCTTTCCAAACATTGCCTTCAACCCTTTTGTTTGAGATAACATTCACTTCAACATCCGGGTATAGTTCTTTAAATTGCTGCATCACCCCTTTACAGCTATCACACATTCCACGTTCGGAAAGCATACATATCTTTTTAAAGGGGGTTGTTTCATACAAATCAGCAAAGAACTCAAAAAGCTTTGCCTCAGTATCATTGTGGGTTCCTTCTCTTATCGTTCCATCCTCTCGGCGAACAGCAATATATTTAAAACGTCGTGCCTCTTTTAGTAAAACCAATTTTCCAGTTCCTTTATACCCACTGCTATCTGCTTTTGTAGATACTGCACTATGTGCATAGTACATATTGTCAAAATCATCATCGATATATGCTCCGGCAATGTTTCCGCTTCTTTTGTATTTGCTCGTGAACTGGAGTCTTTTTTCATAAATAACCTTTTTATCAAACCGTAAGATTTCATCAGTAGATAAATTGCCTGAATCTATCTTGTATTGATTCGCCAAGCGGTATTGCCTCTTGAGCGTCTTCCACTTCTCAGGATCATTATACTTTATTTTTAAGAATTCATCAAGAGAATCCGGCACGTTTTCTTTTAAGACTGCCGAATACCGTTCGAACTGATCTCTATTGTAGGAGGACACTTGTGTCAAAGTCTTGGGCGGATAATATTTAAGCTTCCCGGTAAGAGGATTTATATTATCCGCAAGCCACTCTTCATATGTCGTTTCCGCCGGAATAAGCACGGTTTTCCCGGTCTCGGGATCCAATGCCCGGCGTTTGAGTTCGGCTCGGTTTTGTCCCTCTATGACTGCCGTCGTAGTACAACGGTCATTCGGATGGAGCGGCGGATAGTTTATGCCCTCCTTCGCTTCGGAGACCGGAAAAGTCTTGCCGTCCAAAGCGCCGCAGACATCACAGGTGCGCCCGTCAAGGGTGGCGAGAAATCTGTATTCCGTTATGCCTTCCTCTTCGTACGCCACCTTTTCGGCGGCGTTATGCACACGGTTTGTCTCGGTGCGTATCAGCCGCATCGAGCTGTACATTCCGGACTGCATCGCGTCGGCGAGCTGGCGCGCCATTACCTGCGGACCCGCTCCCGTCATAATTCCACGCGTCACAATACCGTATGCGCTGTTGGCAAGCGCGGATGTGTTCTGCCAGATACGGTCGGAAAAATTCGCGCCTTTCCAGCGGTCATTTACTATGGTGTTTACGGCGCCTTTCGGCAGGGCTGAGAACTCAAAGCCTAATCCCGTACCGATCTGCGTGTCATATATACTGCGATAGTATGCATCCCCGCTCACGTCTTCAAGCAGCCGCTTGAGTTCCCGCTTCTCCCGGTCGGCAAGCAATGCCGTTTCCGTCTCGATATTGGCTTTCAAAGCCTCAAGGCGGTTTATTCTCGCGGCGTATGCTGGCGCATTGAGACGGGCAAGTGCTTTTCTTTTTATGACCGGGTCTTTTATGTTATTAAGCTCTTTGCGCAGTGCTTCCAATTCCGCTTCCGCTTCTTTGGTGTTCAACATCCGACGAGCTTCTTCCGGCGTCAATTCACCATTTGCCGCATAACGCGAAAATATCCGATTTATGCGGGCGTCGAGGTCCTTCTGCGCCTTGACGTATAACTTGACCGTTTTTGTCTTTATAGCCCGCGTCGAGGCACGTCGGGCATATTCCTCGCGCTGCAGTGCCCGCTCCTCCCAATAGAGATCAGAGCGCATTATTCATCATCCTTTTCGGAATCGTCCTTGTCGTCATCGTCGCTGATAAACATCTTTGCGTTTTCCTCGCGCTGCTTCTGCAGCTCCTCATATGCCTGCGCGACATCGTCAACAAACGGGTGCTTTGCTAAAAGCATCTTATCGGGCACAAGCCCCTGCGACTTCTGGATTATATCCACCGTCTCCGCGTCATTGACTATCATCGACTTGTGGACATCGTATTTGATAAGCGTATAGTCATAGTCGGTACCGTTCTTCAGGTTGATATCCTGCGTAATAAACCATGACAGCTGTTTCAGCATGACCTTTAACTTCGAGACAAGCGGGTCAGCCTTGAGATCAAGCAGGGTGTAGCGGAATTTCAGACTGACGCCTGACGGCGCGCTGCCGAGCTTTTCATCGTTCATATCAATACCGCGCCCTATATGGTATATGTCCCGGCGCAGCATATCGAGCCAGGCGAGGCGCTCGGTGACATTCAGCGTGACCTGCTCCGCGCTTATCTTGCCGGACGGATCGCTTATTGACACTGCCTTGTTTATCTGCAGCTTCTGCTGTATCGCTTTTGCAGTCTCTCCGCCGTATCCCTGTATCATCCAGTAGAGCTCGACGAGATCTATCTGATTATTCGTCGACGCAGAAGATATCAGGTTATATGCATCAAGCAGACCTTTAATTCGCGAAAGGTCGGTCTGATGCGCAGAATTGTTATAAAGCGGAACAAACGGGATTCTTCCCCACGATTTCGCCTCAACCGAGACGCGCTCATCGTTGATTATCTGCTCGTTATACCAGTGCGGGCTGTTGCTTTCGAGCACAAACTCTCCGGCATCGTTTTCGATATAGCGTTTTACCCCTGTCGCAGTCCACCACTCTACCCGCTCCCGCTCCGTCTCTGTGCCGTTTTGCACGACGGTTATTTTATAGTGGCGGAAAAAGTCGGTAATCACCTGCTGATAACTCATATCGCGGCAGGCAATACATTCTGTCGTCGGGATAACAACAAAACAAAGCTTGCCGGCTGCCGAGTAATAGACATGCAGCCATCCGACGATACAATTCGACGCATTTGTTGCGAGGTCGGGGAGCATGTCCACAAAAGCCTCGTCTGAGGTCACTGCGGTGACGGCGTCCTCAAAAGCTTTCAGACTTTCATCTGCACCGCCCGCTCCGTCATTTGCGCCCTCAACAGAGACGGAAAGTGGCTTGCCGAGGATGTACGCGACCTTCTGGTCGACCATCAGCGCATGGAAATTATGCACATTGTGGTGATTCGAATTGTTTTCGTTGATTATCTTAACACCGCCGCGCTTTATGCCCGCCGGGCTGTTTTCGTCTTCTTCGTAAACGACCGTCTCGCGAAAATCTTTCTGCAGAATGTCCTGCATACCGCGATAATATCGGAGTCCCTCGCATGCCGCCAGATAATCCGGGTCTTCCCGCGCATTTTTAAGCACGGTTTTGATAATCTCATCGTCCGTAGCCGTATGGTGATACGCGAGCTTTTCTCTTATCAAGTCCATATTGTTAATCATTAAGTTACCCTCACATTCTGCTGGTCGTTCTCTGTGGCGTAGCGCGTGGCGTCAATCGTGTGGTTGTCTCTATCGGGATAGTTCGCCTTATAGTTGCCGTCCTTATCCCGTTCGAGCTCATACGATGAAAATTCCCGCGCCGCGTTTGGACAGCGGGCGGGATCTATTATTATTTCGTCGAGGTCGCGCAGCCATTCTATGCCGTGCTTCACGCTGTCCGGACCCTTGCGTGCGCCTCTGACTCTCAGGCCGTATTCATACATATCCGCTATAGACTTCGGTTCGGCGGAGTCTGCGATAATTTCGCCGGCAACTCCACGAGATTTTATACGGTCGGCGGCAAGTCTGTTGCTCATGCCCGCCGCGTATATTTCGTCGTATATGTACAGCCGCCTGCGCGGCTTGTCATAGTTGCACGATATAAAAACAAACGGGTCAACCGCATAGCCCCAGTCTATGCCGCGCCTGATACGGTCAAACCGCGCAATCTCTTCATTGCTGATGGGTCGGATACTGATGTTCCGGAATACCTCGCCGCCCGTGCCGGTGACTTCCCCGAGGAACTCGTGCCTATATCGTTCCGGCGAGTGCTGTTTCAGGTGCTCCGCCTCCAACAGCAGCGGCGCGCCTATCCAGTCCTGCGGCACAGTCAAATATGTGCTGTGATGTACCAGGCGGTCGGCGCGCTCTACGCGCACCTCATCATTCACCCACGCCCGCAGCGACTCAGGGGGATTGTACGAATAAAAAACATCGAATTTACTGCCGCCGCGCATGACCGACTGCAGCACATTATCGGTTTCCCGCATCCCGGAAAACTGATTCCATTCCTCGAACCAGATATAACGAAAATAGCCGAACGGGATTTTTATGGACTTGACTTTCATCGGATCGTCAAGACCTCGAAACATAATCGTTTGCCCGCTCGGCAGATATGTGATTTTCATCGGACTGACCGTCGCTTTAAAATACTGCGACACGCCCAGTTTATCAATAGCCCACAGCATTTGTGCAAAAACGCTGTCCCGCAGCGTGTCTGCAATTTTGCGGAACACGATCGCGTGCGCGTCAGGGTTTTTAATGATGCCGCAGACAATTTCAAGCGATATATAGCTGCTCTTCGTGCTTCCGCGCCCGCCTTTAAGCACATAGTGCGTATGCTGCCCAGCACACACATCGCGATGCACTTCATAAAACGACGGCGCGATTATGTCAGTAAGCCTGACGGCCATGTTAGCCGCCCCCTATATCGTCGATAATCTGCGGCGCGTTGACGGAGACTTCAATTCCATCCTTAAACAGGCTAAAACGCTTTCCAAGCAGCTCCGCAGCCTTCAGGCGCTCTTTTTCGTCCGGCGGCTTATCCAGCACCTTTGCCGCACTGCAGCCGTCGCCTTGACCTTCCACAACCACGACGCTCGCCGTGCTGTCTCCGCGCATCACGGCGGTGAGGTACTCCATGACCTCCTGCGCGTCGGCTATCTTTTTCGAGCTCAGCTCATCGAGTTTTGCTTCGATGTAGGCTTTAACATTAGCATTTGTTAGCAGCCTTGACGCATTGGCTCTCGCAGCATCATCCGATTTTATCCGTGGATAAGCAGCCTTGTATGCTCTTGTCGCGTTGCAGTCGACGATATACTCATCTGCAAACCGCCTTTGCTTGTCGGTCATGGGTTCACCTCCATTCTTGTTACTTGAATTGCGAATTATAAACAGCATAAAAAAGAGCAGCCTTTTTGGGCTGCTCTTGGCATTTTTAATTTATACAAAATCGAGTTACTAATCGCCTTAAGATACAATCATATACTTCGTCTTTAGGTCGTTATAACGATTATAGTTTATATACATCTCTTTTTGTAGGCGGCCTACTACTATTCCGGGATCAATATTAACTTTTTTTGCAAAGTCCATAATGGCTTTTTCGGAAAAATCGCCTATGTGAATGAAGTCATCAAACGAGTCCTGAGGAATAAGAACCTCTTTTGCAAACTCGTCGGCTTCTTTTTCATCATCAGCAGTCGGACCATCCGCCTTGCCAATATGACCGTATATTATGTGCGCTATCTCATGGAAAAGACTAAACCAAAAGCGGTCAGCGTCCCTTCCTCTAACGGTAAGACCCATAACAATTTTATCTCCGGAATAGAATGTGGCTCCGTGTAAAAAAGAGCCTTTAATATGAGGCAAAAAGACAACTGCCACGCCACAATCTGCAAGCAAACTGATCAACCGTTCACAAAATACCTGTGGGTTTTCTACCGTCATATTTCTAATCTCCGGCACAGATTTCTTCAATTTATCAATATTTATCGAATTTGTATGAACCTTCTGCGCCCGTATCTTTGCTTGCTGCGCCCAGGCATAAAGCGCAAAATCCGCTTTACCGCCTTCGGCCAATCTTCGACAAGCAATTCCGGGAATAGGTGTACTGTTAAGAAGCCCTAAATTCGAAAGGCCGAAAAACTTTCTAAGCGCAAAAACCTTTTCTTTGTTGTCTCTGCTGTCAGGCACAAAACCGTTTTTAGCTATTTCTTTATATGGGATATCCTTCAGCAGCTCAATATCTGATTCAATTTGATTTTCGGCTTTTACCTGGGCAAGCTTTTCTCGATACAACGACTCAAGATTATTCCAAAAACGAGCTGGGATACCCAAAACAAATTCTAAGCGCAAAGCGACATCGTTTGTTAACTGTACCTCTCCGTTTATAAGCTTACTGACGTGCTTCTCTGATAGATCCATTCGGTGGGCAAATTCTTTCTGAGTCATTTTTCTGTCTTCCAACTGCTCCTTAATGGTTGCACCTGGTGGAATGGCTATCGTTGTTTTGCTTTTCTCCATTCTGTTCCTCTCCTTTACTCTATACCCTTTCTTGATTTGTTTATATGAATAAAACCATTAATCAATGATAATCTATTATCTCTAAAATTTTTACTATCTTCAACACTCTATCTTTTTCAGTAAAAACCAACCTGTATGGATGCTTTAAATCCATTGCATACATACCATTCATATCACCTTTTAACGGATGGCATCTGCCTATTCCATTAAGAACGAGAGGATTAGGAAGCAACATATCTATCGAATCTGCCGCTGTTATCTGATCTATCCTCAGATGCAAGAGCTGTGCCGTTTCTACATTAAATTTTTTTTGAGCTTCTTCAAAAATCGTACAAACTTTTTCAAGCTTGTGATTTTTATACTCAATCTTCAAACTTTCGCCCTCGTTTATAATATTTACCTATTAGGTAAATTTATGATAGCATTTTTTAGAGAATGTGTCAATATTTAATTAAAAAATAAATCCCCGCTATTTATGACGCCGCGGGGCAGGCGTGTGTGAAAGGGGACATAAAAATGAAGAATAGAATATCGGTACATTCTTCAGCTTAAAGGTTAGCACATATGTGTGTGCCATGTGTGCCAACTTTTAATTTTTCGCGATAAATCTGTAACAGATATGCTTGACGCTGTAAGAACTACTACCGATTTTATCCGCCACATCTTCCCATGTCAGTCCCTCGATAAAGCGCAGCGTGAATATCTGCCGGGTCAGGCTGTCGGGAATATCCGATATGTAGCGCTCAAGTCGGCTGCGCTCATATATGCGCTGCTCGATTTTAGCCTGGATTATAGCTTCGAGATCCGTTATCTCCGCTATGCAGCGTTCAAGCGCAGGCTCAGGGTTCGGGCTATGCGGCATACCGTCGTAGTTCGGCGACCTCGGACAGAGCAAATTTGCCCGCAGTTCCGCAAGCCTCTCACGGTCAAGCTCTATCTCCTTGTCAAGGTAGTACAGCTGCGACAACTCTTTAAGTGTCATTTAACAGCCTCCTCTCGGGTTTTGTCGTGCTTTTCAATCTCCGGCTTCAGACAATGCCGAAACGGGCACAGAGGCTTTTCTCCGCCGGTCTGGACGAGAAACACGCAATGCTCATTCGGGCACATCTCAGGCACTGCCATCACTCGCTTTCAAAAATCCCATTTCAATGAGTTCTTGATCGCATCGCGGACAGTCGTGCCGGTCATTATCATCTGCTTCGAATATCTTGCAGCAGTAATAACATCTCAGACAGTGTGTTTCCCGGTCGCTTGTCCGCTCCCGTATGTAGCGCCTGTTGGTCTCTTCCTGGGTTATTTGTTTCAGCATGGCAGCTCCTCTATTCTCACATAAATTCCCGGCACGGCAGCCCAAAACTTTTCGCTGATCTCCGATGCGACCTGCGCATCGTCCTTCCAAAAGTGCAGGCGGGTCATGCAGTCCTTCAAGGCCTTTTCAAGATTGTCTGTATCGGGTTTCGAGGTTTTCCATTCCCCGTCTCTGTGCTTAGTCCCTGTATTGCTGAAGCACCATTTGACCATCAGCCTGACTGCGCCCGAATACGGTTCCTGCGGAATATGTTCTGCCAGGTGTGCCGTCAGCTTACTCCTTGCCGCTTTCAGCTCGGTTGAATCGTACATTATCGCCTTACCGTTTTTGACGGTTATCTTTTTGTCGTGATGCGTTACCGTGGGCGGATGCATCGGCATGAAAAATTCAGTTGTCATTTTCGTTTCCTTTCTTCAAAATTTTAAAAAATTTGCTTTTGTCTAAGGCAGGCGAAAAGTTGTGTGCGGCGGCAGCTTCAAGCCGCCACACTTTACGCCCTTAGACGTCGGACAGACGCAAACGCATATATATCGTAGATATATATGTTTGCGTGCGTCTGTCGCAAACACGGTCTTTTTCCGATTTTGCGGCTCCGAGACGCATTTTCGGTTTTTGACCGTTTTTGCGGCTCCGAGACGCAGAAGCAAAAAACCGACTTTGCGGCTCTCACTTTTTTCCAACTTCACCGTTTTCAATCCAAAATTTTTGTGATTCTTTTAAATGTCTGCGAACCGTATCTTCAGACTTACCCATATATTCCGACAGTTCTTTTACAGTTACTCGACCATCCATATTACAAGCATTAAAAGCTGTTTCAATACTTGCAGAACGATCTCTTTGACGCTCTTTAGAATCTTTTTTGCCTTTGAAATTTTTCTGCCAGGTCTTGTTCCACGCCGGTCTATCATCTTCCGGCTTTATGTCCTCCAGCACGCCGGTATCATCTATCCGATGTACAGGATAATCGAACCAAAGGTTGACCGGAGCGAACTTCGGGAACTCACGCAAAGTACCTTCAATCCGCCACGCCGTTCGCTGCTCGATCATATTCCACGAAGCTCTTACTTCGGAGAGCATAAGGTCACGAGATGCCGGAGAAAGACTCTCGCCGCACATTTTGAGCAGCTCGTGCGCGGTATTCTCTTCGTCCTGCGACGGTTCCGGCAGCTTGAAGCGGCGCATCCATTTAAGGCAGATTTCACACTGCGCCTTGTCCTCTTGCTGTTTGCGGATACCGTCGGTTATATCAAGCTCTATGAGGTCGAGCAGCGCGTCGGGGTCGCGGGCAAACACTCCGCTGCCGGATGCTCTGTCCATGCTCCTCTTGCCGCCCTGAGCGCCTTTTGAATGGTGGTGGCAGTAGATTACCGCACACCCGAGTTCGGTGCAGACCTTGTCAAATTGGTTGCAGAAATGCGCCATCTGATCTGCGCTGTTTTCGTCGCCGGTGATGATTTTATAAATCGGGTCAATGACAATGGCGATATAGTTTTTCTTTGCAGCGCGTCTGATGAGCTTCGGCGCGAGTTTATCCATCGGAATGGACTTGCCGCGCAGGTTCCACACATCGATGTTATGTAGGTTTTCCGCAGCCCAGCCGAGCGTTGTATAGACATCTTTAAAACGGTGCAGACAGCTCGCACGGTCAAGCTCGAGATTGACATACATTATCTTGCCCTGGGTACATTTGAAGCCCAGCCATTCGCGCCCCTCGGCTATGGCGCAGCACAGCTCTATCAGCGCAAAAGACTTGCCGGCCTTTGACGGTCCTGCGACAAGCATTTTGTGTCCCTGCCGCAGCACTCCGTCTATAAGCGGCGGCGCAAGCTCCGGCAGGTCGTTCCACACATCGGCAACGCTCTCCGGATCCGGCAGGTCGTCGTTTATGCTTTCAATCCATTCTTTCCATTCGTTCCATGAGCTCTTGCCGATGTTTGTGTCGAGCAGATACTGCTTCTTTCCGTTGCGCTCCACGCCCGGCATACGGCTCAAACGGGACGGATTTTTGTTCTGGCGATCGATATCTATGCCGTTTTTCTTGCACACATCATAGAGGTAATCAACACGCTTGCGGTATTCGTCAAAGTTTGCGGCATCGATGCGTACAATGGCGTGCAGGCTCTTTCCTCCGCTGTAAACGAGACAGGCAATCGGCAGCTCGAGCTCGCGTATTATCTGGTTTTGATGGGTGATGTCGGTCGTATCGGATTCGACCAAAGCATATCGGAACTCCGTTACATTTTCATTTTTGACGCCTTTGCCATCCAGAGGATTGAAGCGTATCCACGCCCCCGCCTCCGGCTTGCAATCGCCTATTACGCGACCTATGTCGCCCTCGCATTTGCTCAGAGCCTCTATAAGCTCTCCCGCAGTTCTGGTATACACACCTTTCGTCGGCAGGTATTTACTGTCTTTTTCCCAGCTTTCGGTGACATAACCGACCGTCTCCCCTGCTTCGAAGAGCGTTTCGAGATATTTGGTGATTTGCTCCACCGGATTCCACTCATCAGGTATGTTCAGCTCCTTGCCCTCAATCCAGCTTTTGTCAACGAGGATAAGCTCGTCTTTCTTTTCTCCTATTACGCTGTCCCAATCGAGAGCGCCGTCATCCGCCTGAAAATGCCAGCCGTTGTCTTTTGCCATCTGAACGATAGTCCCCGCCGTAACCGGTGCAGCGGCACCGTTGAAGGTATTCCACTTTTTTTCGCAGTCGCCGGCATGATAGCGCTTGTCCGGGCGTGACCATTCATCCCAGTCATCGCAGCTGTATCCCTCATATTTGAGCGCCATGCCAACTTCCACCCATTCGGAATATGTGCAAGCAGCCGGGTCTATGTATTTTATGAGCTCTTTTAAGTCGAGCTTTTCTTCTGTCATATCATCATTGCCTCCGGTTTGTAGTCTTTAGGCACAATGCCGCGCGGAACTCGCCAGTCGTTCGCCGCTATGCGATTAATCATTTTTGTTGCGGCCTCGAAGCTCCATTCGCCGACATGCAGAAAACCGCGAGTTCTCCGGGCGCTTTGCCTCCGGTTTGTAGTCTTTAGGCACAATGCCGCGCGGAACTCGCCAGTCGTTCGCCGCTATGCGATTAATCATTTTTGTTGCGGCCTCGAAGCTCCATTCGCCGACATGCAGAAAACCGCGAGATTCCAAAAAGCGTATCTGCTTCGGCGTTGTGAGACCTTCTTCGCGGCGCTTGCTGAGGCGGTCAAGCAGAAGCTTTGCCTTGCCTGCATTGTCAATATTATCGGGAAGTATACCCCATTTCTCCAATGCATCAATTTGTTCTTTGCTAGGCGGTAACATTTGATAACCGAACACCGGGACATAGCTTGAAAGATCCTGCGCGGAAATCGACATTTCATACTGCAGCGGGTCTACAAGCTTACGTTTGCGCTTCCTCATTTCCTTGAGCTGTGCTGCAAGAGCCTCTTCGCGCTGAGCGACGACATCGCTCTCGGCTTGCTGCTCGGCAGCCTCAATATCAACCGGACAACCTGCCGCTTCGATATTCTCCGTCATCTTTTTTGCGACCTCTTCGTTTTCACATATCAGATGAGCAGGATGACAAAGTTCATGGCGCTCTGTATGCCACAAGAAATCGAGTAGCAGAAGATCCTTTTTGCCGGGTGCAAGGCGCGTTCCGCGCCCAACCATTTGGCTGTATAGGCTTCTGACCTTTGTTGGTCTTAATACAATGACACAGTCGACTGCCGGACAGTCCCAGCCTTCTGTCAAGAGCATGGAGTTACAGAGCACATTATATTCGCCGCGCTCAAACGCTTCGATTATCTCCGCTCTGTCCTGACTTCCGCCGTTGACTTCTGCAGCCTTGAAACCGCGCTCATTCAGAATATCCCGAAATTTTTGTGAGGTCTTTATAAGCGGCAGAAACACGACTGTTTTGCGCTCCCTGCAGTTCTTTATCATCTCGTCGGCAATCTGATACAGATACGGATCCAGAGCGTTGTCGATATCGGCCGCCTTGAAATCTCCGTTCTGCATTGCAACTCCCGTCAGGTCGAGATTCAGCGGAATTGTAAGAGCCTTTATCGGCGCAAGGTAACCGTCTTTTATAGCCTGCGGGAGAGTGTATTCATAAGCAAGGGAATCAAAGTATGTGCCGAGATTGCGCATATCGCCTCTGTCCGGCGTAGCGGTTACGCCTAAGACATGCGCGTCTCCAAAGTGCTCAAGCACGCGCTGATAACCATCGGAAAGGCAGTGATGCGCCTCGTCGATGATTATGGCGTCAAAATAGTCGCTGTCGAACTGTTCGAGCCGTTTTTCTCTCTGTAAAGATTGCACCGAGCCGACGGTTATACGGTACCAGCTGCCGAGGCAGCTTTCTTCGGCTTTCTCTGTGGCACACATCAAGCCGGTAAATTTCAGTATTTTGTCCGCCGCTTGTTCAAGCAGCTCGCCGCGGTGAGCGAGCACAAGAACCCGCTCACCGTTCTGAACACACTGCTTTGCAACATTAGCGAAAACGACTGTTTTGCCGGTGCCGGTCGGCAGGACAAGCAATGTGCGGTTATTGCCGCTCGCCCACTCGTTGAATATTGCCCGTTCTGCTTCCAGCTGATAAGGTCTCGCGTCCAAGGATTAAAAGTTCCCCGGAGTGAAAGCGGGACGCTGAGTGGATTCGTCCGGCTCAAGGAATTTCTTGACCTCATTGTAATAATTATCGTTGTAAAGCCTCTGCCCTATCTTGCAGCGGCCTTTTGAACCTACAACCTGCGCCCAGTTCATTCTCAGAGGTTCGCCGTGTTTCTTCTGACCGATAGCAATGAAGAACGCGCATACAAGCCCTTCTGTTTTACGCGAGAGGAAAAGATTATGTTTTACGATAGCTGTACCCTGCGGCGCATCTATCTGAAGCGTAAGCTCTGCCTTCGGGCAGGCAGACATTTTCTCCGAGCCGTTGAAATAGCCGCGCTCAAAGCTTTTGACGGTGAATTCATATTCCCCTTCCGGCAGAAGTACAAATTCGTTTTCGGCTTCGATTACACTGTCCCAGTCGAGGGCGTCGTTCCTGTTGGTGTTGTAGTTTTCGTTCATGGTTAATACTCCTTTTTATTTAAAATTTTCTTATATGATTGACGATGATATCGTAGACCTGCTCCCACGCACCGATAAGGCAGCCGTTAATGAAAGCTTCGCCATAATTGAGAATCGGTGTGTCGGCAGTGAAGTAACCTTTCCACGCTACTGCATTTCTAAGCTCATCTTCGGTAACGTTGTTCGCCGTCATGAGTTCACGCAGCGCTGCCGGTAAGCCAGAACTCGGTTCAGTGTTCTCAGTGTTCGGGGTAGGCTTATCGGCATCGGCGGTAAACTCGTCGATTTTTGCCTTGAGCTCCTCTATGCTTTTTTTCGGCGGGTCGGGCAGCGCATTCGTCTGCGGCTTATCTTCCGGCGCCGCTGCGACATATGCACCGGAAGACGGAATAAACGGTGCGATGACGCTGAAATCGAAATCGACCTCGTCCGGCAGCCCGTATCTGTTCTTCGCATCCCAGCAGGGATGATGATTGGTATACATTACCCTTCTGCCGCCCTGTGCCTTTCTGCTGTCGGTCTTCTCGTCCTTTATCACGAACGTCTTATAGTTGACGAAGAGAACCGTGTCTGCCCATTCTTTTACGATCGGCGCGACATTTTTTGAAAGTTTCATCTCCCAGCGGTCATATGCGCCGAGCTCGTCCGGCTGTTCAAACTTACGCATTTTGGCGTGAGCGGTCAGCACGACGTTAATACCTTTTGATATAACCTCATTGAGCAGGTCAAGAAGCCTGCCGAACTCTTCGTAGAGCTTTGTATAGCCCTTGCCGTATCCGAAGTCCTCAATGCTCTGTTTGTGATTTACGGAACATATATGATTACTTGCAAGCTGCTCTGACCAGTCCGCTGTGTCGATGACAAGCGTCATACACAGTTCTGGGTGATCGCGAACATATTTGACCTCTTCGAAAAGCATCGTCCAACTGCTCGGTTTGTCAAAACGCTTAACGTTCAGCCTCTTTGTGCTGCCTTCCGTGTCGATGAAAATCGCGCCCGGGAACTTGGAAGCAAAGGTTGATTTGCCGATTCCCTCCGGACCGTAAACTATGACCCGCTGTGCATCTTCGATTATTCCTGATGTTATGTTCATTAAAACTGTCCTGCCTTCCATGCTTTTTTAGTCTCCGTCGGTTCGTTCACCACATATCCGTCCTCTATAAGGACACTGCATTCATCGCCGGTGCTGACCCTCGTTGCTATCGCCTGCAGCCCCTCAGACTCAAGCCATTTGCCGAACTCGGCAAGAGTGTCAAGATCCATCTGCTCGAGCTTATCAAGCAACACAAACCCGCAACTGGGGTTGAGCTTGCGCACGATGGCCGTGGAAACCTTGAGCTGATCCGCTCCGGACATATTGTCCCACTTGAAGCCGTTGTATGTCAGCTCGCCATCCTTGACCGACAGCCCCGGCAACGGAAGCTGTGCGGACTTGAGCAAGTCGGTTTTCTTTTGCCTGACATCTTCAAGCTCGTTCGTCAGCTGGCTGTACTGAGTCTGATACGCTTTCGCATCCTCTTCCGCTTTCTCTTTTTCAAGGTTGGCACGGATTTTAATGTTGATTTTCTCAACATTTTCAATGTCCTCTTCAAGCTCGGCGGTGCTCAGATCCTCGAGGTGCTCCGTCTCCATGTGCGCGATTCTGAGGTCATCCATAAGGCTCTGCTGCTCCGTCATAAGACGTTGAAGCTCAGCCTGGATTCCGTTTATTTTGCTGTTGACGGCGTCATAGTGATGCTGTATCTCGGCGGCTCGGTCACGCTTACGCTTATTCTCGGCGTTATGCGCCATAATACCTTGCTGCTGTTTGATAAGCTCGGATGCGGAAATCAGCTGCTCCGGTACATCCGGATACTCCGTCATCTCTCTGGCATACTTGAGTTTCTGATCGGCTATCTGTCCAATCATGTGGCGCTTGTTGTATAGCTCCGTCTCGTCGTGCTCAAGCTGCGCGAGCCTGTCTCCAACGCCGATTATGCGCAAAAGTGTGTTGGCTTTTTCCTTGTTTGATGCGGTCATGAACCTCGGCAAATCAAGCGCAAGCTGAGAAATAAACTCGTTTATAAGCTGCTGACCGCCTTTTCTGCCGGTAGGGTCTGTGACCTTCAAGGTGCTGTTCTTCCCGGTGCGCTCCACTATGATGCCGCTGTCCATTGTGATTTTGAGATTGGGCGGCAGTACAGAACCCTCACGCTGTGGCTCTGACGGACGAAATCTATCGCCCCCAAGCGCCCATGCAATGCTGTCGAGCACAGAGGTCTTACCCTGACCGTTACGCCCGCCTATCACAGTCAGACCGTTTTCGGTGGGCTCGATTTTGACCGCCTTAATACGCTTTACATTCTCGAGCTCAAGGCTGTTTATCTTCATTTGACATTAGTCTCCCTTCGTGTTATCATGATGTTGAGGTTTTACCTTTGCCGTCTTCGCTGCCCACTCAGCGTTGGCGGCTTTTATAATATGCGCAGCCATCTTCCGTCGGCGACGATTCGCGAAAAATCCCGGTCTCGTGGGTGTACATACATGCCGTACCGTCCCAGTCGCCGCACGGCGCTGCCATGCGTCTGCGCCAGTCACAGCTGTTGCAAATCGCCATTTTGCGCCACGGGTCTCGTCCGCGCTTCGGTGCCGGTGCCGGTGCTGACACGATTACTTGCTGCCGCCGATGGTCGGTCAAGCCGGCGAGATAATCAATTGACACATCAAAATACTGCGCTATGTTCACCGCCATCGGAAGCGACGGACAGCTCTTGCCGCGCATATATGCCGATACCATGTTAGGCGCAGTGCCGAGCGTCGCTGCAAGGTCTTTCTGCGTGACTTTCGGCACGCTTTCGCGCATCAGGTCTTTTAGCCTGGCAGCAAGGATCTGCACATCGAACGGGCTTTTAGTCGTCTGATTTCCCATTGCGTTTTGTCTCCTTTCTGTTTAAAATTTTTGCTTTGAGGTCGTCCTCGAAGGCTATGAGCTTGTCCTCACGGCAAAAGCCATAGATGATAAGTACGACGGCGACAAATTCAAGCGTCGTCTGAATCACGAATTTCAGTGCCATAGTTATACCTCCTCAGGGTCATACTCATTCTCAAGCCCTGTACCTGTCAAATCAACCATCTCTCCGAAATCGTCGTATGCGCAGGGGCGAGCTCTGGCAAGGAGCGGACTGTCACCAACCGCCTCTATCATTCGTGCGCTCCTACCGATATCAGTCATCGCTGACAGAATATTTTTGTCCTTGCGAAGCTGGAACAAGGTGTTGAGCTCCTTTCGATATCCAAATTGCTCCATGCAGACCTGATATGCCTTTGGGTGAGTTTGCCGAAGAACACTCAAGTGATTGTTTTTAAACTGAATATCTGTGCCGCAGAACATACAACCGTTACGCTCAATGTGTTTTATTTCGCCGTCCACGGTCTCATAGGTAATGTCATAAAGTGGCGGACGCTCAACACCGTAAGTATTTATATACTCCCACACATCTTCATCTCGCCACATGGCTATTGGCGACATGTGGTAGAATGGCTCGCCCTTGATATGCGGTCTGTGCGAGGCAAATATCGGACCTCGTGTGGCGATACTGAGCATACGTGTGTGTGATTCCGCAGCCATCAAGCCTTTTATTATCACTCCTACATCCTTTTCCGCTTGAACTCGCTCCGATGGCTCTTTTTTCAGCAATTTGCAACAATGCTGTGAAAATTTGCACTCTTTCAATGTATCGTAATACTCTTTGAGTTTTTCATCGTTGGACGATGTATCGGAATACTTCAAAAAGCACTCTATGTTGATACGGTGAGCGTCAAGCTTTGATGCGGCTTTCCCGAGCAGCGGAGCGCCATACTGCTCAAGGCAATACGCGAAATTCATTTTGTGCCCTTTGAAATAACAGTTTGTCCTGTTGAGCTCATAGCCGCGTTTTTTCGCTGCCGTAATTAAGGCTCCCTGTCCTTTGAGCTTGCCGTCCGCCTTTAATACCTCATCAAGAGCACCTTCAGATTCCAACCTTTCGATAAGCTTGCGGGCAAAATCATATCTCAGCTCGTCATGGTCGAGACGCAACAGTTTGGTCTCAATAAATCTATCACCGTAATGCGCCTTGCCATATTTTCGTGCAAAGGCTAAACTCTCGGGAAACTCCACGCCTGTGTTGCCGAAAATACAAAGTATCTTACCGTGTAACGTTGGCACAAAGCGTTCGACAAGATCAGCAACAACAAGGCTGTCTTTGCCGCCGGAGAAAGCGAGGGCGACATTGTGACTCGTGATTTTTTCGCACTGTTGCAACACTTCAATAGAAAAAGTGACTTTATCGCTGAGCGGCAGTCTCTGGAGTTCGATGATTTCACCGAAAGTGTAATTGCTTTTTATCATTCCCCTGCCTCCCCAAAGAACCTATGCCCGCCGATGGTGCAAACATAGGTCTGCGACTCATGCCACTCGCTGTATACCAGCTCGGGCGCATAAAAATAAAGAATGTCTGCGTCTGTCACCGTCTCGCCGGCATCAAAGACCGCGGCGACGGCTTCCCTCGTCTCTGCGTTCGGTTCTACCCGGCGGTCGGTGTAACCATACTCCGCAACTATCTCCACGGGGCGTTTGCCGGTCTTTTCACACACATTTAAAATGCACTGTGAGACCGCCATTTTGCCATCAAACGGCTCGATTCCCGATTCAGCCATAACAACCTCGCATATAAGCTCTCGCTCGTCTGCGGTCAACCGGTAGCGTGCTGTGGGTATCTGCGCCGATACCGTCGGTTCAGGCGCGGTAATCGGTTCTGTCTCCGGAACCGCTGCCGCCGCGAAAAGCAGGACGAGCGCCAGCACTGCGGCAATTGTTAAAAATCCTTTTGTCATTTTGATGTCTCCTTTCTGTTTTTGCCCTTAGCTCACCATAAGACCAATGTCTCCGCGCTTGAACTGCTCAAGCCGGTCAAGCCTAATGTGGTACGAGTACGACCCGCTCGGATTTTTAATCGCGATACAGAAGGTGCATTTTCCCTCCCTCGCGAGCAGACGGATCTGATGCGGCGGTATGTAGATAACCTCTCTCAGGTACATTGACGCCTCGTCGACTGACATAAGTGCCATTTTTTTACGCATGGTGTTTTCCTCCTTTCACGAGAGCGCTTTCAAGAAGCGTTCTTTTCCTTTTACGGTGATAAGCATCTGAACGCCTGTCCAGTCGGTCTTATCGTTGTATGTCTCCTTGACGGTGAACAGCCCTGAATCGACATGCTCCGCATAGGGCATCAGCCTGCCGCGCTTGTCGCGGTAAATGTATTTGTGATCTATAAGCCACTTTACAAAGTCATTCTGTTTTAGCCCGAGAAGCTTCGCCGTCTCTCTGATTCCGGTAAGACTCTCACGGTCGCACAGACCGTCAAAATATTCCGCTTTCGGCTGCATAATGGCGTTCTGAACTGAGAGGTTGGCGTTTATAGCTTTAAATCTTTCAAGCCTTTCCTCAGCCATTCTGAGGGCTCTCGACATCACCGCTTCGGGTGAGTTCCACTTTCTTTCGAGCTGCAAGAAATACTGCCTCGCCTGCTTACCCCGTTCGTTGCGCTGAAGCATACAGATCTCTTTCGCCATGTCGATGGTGAGCTGCGCATCCTGTCTCGGCTTGCCCGGTAAGCCGTCAGACCTATCGCTCAAAAATGAGCAATAGTCCTCTCCCTCAGCAAAACCGTATTCGCACATTCTCGGGAACCAATCCTTGTAAGCGGTTTTAACTTCAAGAAATTCGTGCAGGTCTCTTGCTAAGACCGTCGGTCTGTCGCTTTCATAGTTGATTTTGATTAACTCGTTCATTTACAAAGCTCCTTTATGTTGACTTTTAGTCTTGAAATTTATATACTAAAAACAAAAAATGTTGAGGTGTGTCATGCAAGTTTCTAAAACAACGAATGTTACTCTCCCGGCATCTGCTTCCTGGAGAATCGAAAAATTTTCATTGCTTGAGCTTTTTAAGACTATTGAAAATGAGTACACCGCACTGATTCCGGCATCGGAGAATTATCGAACTACCGTAGTTGTCTGTCGTGACATAAGCGATGAGACAAGGTACACTTTAGAGGAATTTAAGAAATACTTTTCAGGCAGTGCGCCTTTTAAGTCTATAACTCTCCTGTGTACCAACGCACTCGAAGAGTCCGCGTACCTTTATCTTGATACCAAAAGCATTCTGTATAAGACTCCATATCAGTGCTACATTTCAATTTCTTCCTCAAGTCTCACAGAAGCAGAAGCAGAAGATTTTTTAAAGAAGATGACAGCACTTGCTATTCCGTTTTTATCGGAACCAAACGCAGCGCAGAACATCGAAGATTCCCGCATCCAACAGGCACCTGCTTCAAAGACTCAAGAGGAATCACGCAGTGGTGATGATAGCGACACAAACCACGACAGCCCAAACGGCAAGCAGCACAAGAAACGAACGGCTTTCTGGAATTCGGCTGATAAAGTCGATCGGATTATTGGAATTATAGTCGGTGTTCTTGCGATTCTCTCTTTTTTCGGCATTCACAGTTGCACGCAGCACAATGATAATTTGAAAAACCAAACATCCAGTGTTAATAGCGAAGCAGATTTTACCTAACATCATATAGTCACCCCCCTCTTTCGACTTCCGGGCGAGTAGTTGCAGCTGCTCGCTCAGAAGCTTTTTTATTTGCTTCTCAAACTTTGTCATGGTCATCTCCTTTCTTCGACCCTCAAAGGTTGAGTATTTTGAATGACCCATCGCGCTCAAAAGTCGCTTTAAAAGCGACTCAATGACCAAAAAAAATCGACGCTGGATTTTTGATGTCGAGGATACTTATCATAGCCTCTATCTCGTTGCTGTTAAGAACGCCTTTGTTGAGCTTGCGATTAAGCGTAGCTTCATGAATTCCCATTCGCTTCGCTACATCCGCCTGGGTCATCCCGTGTGCTCGTATTAAGCCTTTAATTTCATCCGTAGCTATCATATTTTCACCTCCCTGGTCGCTTTTTACGCTACTATACTAACATTCAAAAGAACACTTGTCAAGCGTTTTTGCAATATTTTTTCGCTTTTTAGTTGACTTTTGCCGTAAATCTGCTACAATGGTCATGGAGGTGCGAGATATGTCTTTAGGTAATAATATAAAATATGCACGAAAGGCCGCTGGCTTAACACAAGAGGATATTGCCAGAGAAATCGGCGTTTCCAAACAAACTGTCCAAAAATACGAGAGCGGCATCATCACCACTATCTCATCCGATAAAATCGAGATTATCGCGAAATTGCTCAGAACTACACCGGCTAAATTGATGGGCTGGGAAGACAACACATCAGCACAATCATTTAAACTTTTTTCTCCCAATGTAACTGATGACGTGGTTACCTTTCCGGTTCTTGGCAGCATCGCTGCGGGGTACAATGAGATGGCTATAGAGGACTGGAGCGGAGAAACAATAGATGTCCCGCGCTCTTTTCTCAAGGGACGAAGCAAATCCGACTTTTTTGTTCTCAAGGTACACGGCGATTCAATGTATCCCATATACCACACCGACGATAAAGTCCTCATTCTTCGGCAAACCTTTGTCGAGCGCAGCGGAGATGTCGGAGCCGTTATATATGATGGAGAATGCGCGACGCTTAAGCGTGTCGAAATTTTTGACGATATGGTGAGGCTCAGTCCGCTTAATCCTTCCTACCCACCCAAAGAATTGACAGGCGCAAATCTCGAGCAGTATCACATCATCGGCGTTCCTTATCTCCTCGTGAGAGAGATAATTAAAAACTAATTAAGAAAGCAGTCGCCCATCTGAGCGCGGTTAGATGAAGGGCAAAGTACAGATAAAAAGACTGTATAAAATATCATACTCGATGAATATATAATCTCAAACGGACAACCTGAGACGATCTGAGACGATTTGAGACGCTTTAAGGAAAATATTTATACAAAAAAATTTGTATTTTTTGTTGACAAAACCGTCGGAGCTGGCTATAATAAAGTAGGTAATGGATTTACCATTACGTATAAATTATAGTTCCAGATAGTAGACCTCCCACCATACGGGAAGTGCCGATGTCTGGAACTTTTTTATTTTTTGACAAAGGGTAGTGAAAAAATGGGTAAAACAGCAATAATGGTTGATGGAGGATTTTATAGAAAACAAGCAAATTTTTTATTTGGTGAAAAAACTCCTGAAGAACGGGCCGATGAGTTAGTCGAGTACTGTCATCGTCATTTAAAAGAGAACACTCGAAAGCCAGAACCTACGTACAGAGAACTATATAGAATTTTCTATTATGATTGCCCGCCTTCCGAAAAAACCGTCTATCATCCCCTTACTCAGCGTTCGGTCAATCTTGCAAAGAGTGACCTGAACAAGTGGTCTAAAGCTTTTTTGGAATCTCTCTCGACCAAGCGCAAAGTCGCATTGAGAATGGGAGAACTGTTGGAATCATCGGCCGGTTACGCACTAAAGCCGGATGTACTAAAAAAACTTTGCAGAAAGGACATTTTGATAGATGATCTAAAAGAGGATGACTTTCAGCTCGAGATTCAGCAGAAAGGTGTTGATATGAGAATCGGTTTGGATATCGCATCTTTGGCACAAAAGGGTCTCGTGGATCAAATTGTACTTATTGCAGGTGACAGTGATTTTGTTCCTGCTGCTAAACATGCGAGAAGAGAAGGCATAGACTTTATACTCGACCCCATGTGGCACACAATAAAAAGCAGTCTTAATATGCATATTGACGGTTTGAACACAAGAACCGGTTGTCCACCTTTTAATACCAATGACAAATTATGCTCTAATAAAAAAAGATAAAAAAAGAACCCCCGGTGCTGGAACACCGAGGGCTCAGGCATCAACACACACCATGCGTATAGAGTGGATTGATATAATTATTATATCACCCGCTCTGAGGAAACACAAGTAAAGGAGCGGATTTTTTAATGGCAAAGCGTGAAAACGGCGAAGGCAGCGTATATAAACGCAAGGATATCAAGCGGCGTCCCTGGGTCGTCGCGTTGCCGGCAAGTTATAGCCTGGACGAGCAGGGCAAGATGATTAAAAAGCAGGAAATCCTCGGGCACTACGCATCGAGCAAAGAGGCAAAAGCTGCTCTGGCTCACTACCTCGAACACCCGGTCACAGAGATAAACATGACCGTTGATGATTTGCATATGATATGGCTATCCCGCCCGGAGTATAAAAACATATCCAAACAGTCCCGGGATTGCTACAACGCCGCCTGGAAGAAGATTCCCGAAGATGTAAAGGCTATCAAAATGCGCGAGCTGAGAACGGAAGACATGCAGAAATGTATCGATGCATACAGCGCACAAAGCGGCACTTCGCTCTCGTATATAAAAATCACATTTTCGCGTCTTTATGCGCTTGCGTTGGAGAGAGACATTTGTTACAAAGACTATTCCAAATTCGTTAAGCTCCCAAAGAAAAAGAAAAACGAAATACATCCATTTTCCGCTGAAGAAGTGGAAAAGATAAAGGCTGCCGCACAAGCTAATGTCCCATACGCCGATATCATTCTCATCCTGATTTACACGGGATTTCGTATTTCTGAACTACTCGCCCTTACTCCGGATGATTACATAGCGGATCAAGCCTTGCTCATAGGTGGTCTGAAAACCGAAGCCGGAGAGAATCGTCATGTTCCCGTTCTGCCGGTGATTAAGCCGTATATAGAAGCACTTGTAGCAAAGCAAGGTAAAAAAATAGTATGTCGTGATGACGGCGAGGGATACAGCTCGAGCTACATGCGTAAAAAGTACTACGACTGCCTTGAAGAGATAGGAGTTAAGCGTCTATCCCCCCATTGCTGCCGAAAAACATGTGCAACAATGATGGTAGAAAGCGGTGTATCACCCGAAGCTACACAAATGATTCTTGGGCACGAAGAATACAGCACGACCTTAAAATACTATGCACTTGTATCAGACAAAACTCTTCATGAGGAAATGGCGAAGATATCTTAAAATCCGTAGTAATCCCGTAGTAACGCTCGATTTTTGTTTAGTGTTTATCGGCTACCACGCACATCCAAGCTACTATATGTTGTGCTTTTCTCCGCAATTCGCTATGTGTATGTACTACATATTTGACTTTTAATCAAGGTGTCCGGAGTTCGAATCTCCGATGGATCACCAAAAGAGAAATCCAACAGCTACAAGCCTTGTAACTGCTGGGTTTTTTCTTTTTTTGAGGGCGTTATCCAAGGGCGAGAGAAAAGCAAAATTAACTACCGTTTTTGAGGGAATCAAGTGCACATACTTTTTGACCATTTCGAGCGAGGTATGACCGAGAATCAACTGCAAGCTGTAAATGTCCCCGCCGTTCTCTAAGTACCGTGTAGCAAAGGAATGGCGCAACAAATGAGGGTGCAGCCGAGGGATATCAGCCTGCACTTTCAGACGCCTGAAAAGCTGTTTCACGGTGCTCTGATTTATGGGAATCAAGGTGTCTTTTACGAATAAAGGTGTCTCGATGTTCGTTGCAGGAACAATGGAGCAGTATCTCAGTAAGGCTCTTTTGCTGTTCAATCCGAGAGGAACGAAGCGTTCAGCGATACCGATATTAAAATCAGCATTAATCTTATTGTTGACATTTATACCAAAGCGTGATATTTTTAATACAGAACCGATATTTGACTTCCCCCACCGGCAATTGGAGCCTTAAGGCCTGAGGTCAGATATCGGTTCTTTTATTTTGATATGCAGATAAATTATCATCGGTGCTCCACTTTTTAGAAATACTGCCGCGCGGAAAGTATTGACACGATTCTCTTGTTATGATAATACTATCAATGCCGAATGCAGAGTCTATTGGACGACTTTCTTTTGATTGCCTGTCTGATATCCTGCATTTGGCGTTTTTTTATATTTCCGGCTTTAAATCGCGGTTTTTTGTTTTCACATTTTTTAAAAAAAAGTGTTGACAACGAGATTTTTCGTGTTATGATATAAGTGTGCTACGACAGATAGCACACCTATTCTGATTTTGGTGCACTGCGGCGCGCCGGAATCAAAAAGAAAGGAGAATCGCTGTGGTCTTAATCGACAAGCAGAGCCGCGTGCCGGCATACGAGCAGATAAGAAATCAGCTGCTGACTCTTATCCTTGTCGGTACATTCGCTCCGCACTCGCAGCTGCCGTCTATACGGTCCATTGCCGCCGACGCCGGTGTGAACATAAACACGGTCAAAAAGGCGTTCTCCGACCTTGAATCCTACGGTGCGATATACACCGTGCCCGGAAAGGGAAGCTTCGTCAGCGAAAAGGCTTTCAAGAACGATTCGGTGCACGATACGGCGGTTTCCGAAATTTCGGACGCCATCTCTGCCGCCCGCGCCAAGGGACTCAAAAAGCAGGAAATTATCGACATACTCAATGAAATCTACACTCAGGAGGAAGAATTATGA